CGGCTGAAGCGCACGCTGACGTAGCCGCGCTTTTTCTTGCCGTCGATCCACGCGCGCTCGACCACACCCACCACCTTGTTCGGGTCGTGGTTGAACAGCAGCGGCGCTGAATCGTTGAGGCGCGCCAGGTCGGCAGCCTCGCGATCGTGGCTCAGCACTTCGTTGCCGAAGTAGCGGGCCACGGGGAACTCGGAGGAGAAGGGGAACTCCATTACCCGCTCATCGTCGCTGACCTGAAAGTCAGCAACCTCGGCGCGCTTCAGAAGCTGTCCCTCCAGGTCACGCGATAGATCCATCACCATCGTCCGGGTTGTCTTGCTCATTATCGGCGGCCGGAGCCGGCCCAGGCTGCGCAGGCTCGGGGTCGTTTGCCGGGTCGGTGTCGAATCTGAGGTCGAGCTCCTCGGCCACATCCAGCTCCTGCCGGCGCGCCTGCATCAGCTCCTCGAGGTCGCCGCCCTGCTCGGCCACCACCTCGGCCAGCGTCTTGAAGCCGTTGCGCACCGCCATGGCGTAGGCCTCCACCTCCTTCGAGGGGTCCACCCATGCCCAGCCGCGCGGCATCCACCGCACCGCCTTGTAGCGATCGGCGCCGAGCTCGTAGTTCGCCAGCGGCAGCGCGCCGCTCAGCACGGCCATGTCGAGCCAGACATCGAACACCCGCTGATGCAGGTTCTCGATCATCCAGTTCTGCAGGATGCGCCAGTGGTCGCGGTCCTCCAGCAGGCTCAGCCTCGAGCTGCTGTAGTTCGTCTGGCTGAAGTCGCGGCTCACGGTCTCGTAGGAGCAGCCAATGCCGGCCGCCATTGCCCTGAGCATCGCCCGCAGGAACGGCTCAAACTGCCCATCCGGCGCGTCGAGCTGCGGCACCGTCACGCTCTCGCCGGGAGCCAGATACTTGAACACGCCGGGCTCGAAATTCGACACCCGCTCGCCCTCGAGCACCTCATCGCCCATCAGCTCGCCCTCGGGGCTGGTGATGAAGCCCATCAGCGCGCTCGAGGCGCGTGCCCGCACGATCTCGGCCTGCTCGTAGCCCTGCAGGTGGTGCAGCCGCTGGATCGCCGAAGCCATCCACGTCACGCCGCGGGTCTGGCCGGGACGCTCCATCCGGTAGAGGTGGATCACCTCCTCGGCCGGGATGCGCTGGTGGCGCTGCGTCGAGATCTGCTGGTTGCTGAACTGGTAGTCGCCGGGGTGATAGGCCAGGAAGTGATAGGCCACCGGACGGCCCCAGCGGTTCACCTCGACGCCCATCCTGATCTCATTGCCCTGCTGGCTGCGGCCGTTCAGGCCGTCGTCCAGCTGGTCGGCCTCGAGCACCTCGAGCGCCATCGGCACCGCCGAGCCGCCGAAGCTCTGCTTGACCAGGCGGATGAACACCTCGCCCGACTCGGCCACGCTCCTGATCGCCAGCCGCTCGACATCCGCGAACGTCAGCTTGCCGCCGGTGTGGCAGTGGCGCGCCTTCGTCCACTGCTTCCACGCCAGCTCGATCTGGTCGTTCACGGTCTTGTCGAGCCGGCCGCCGCGCAGCATCCGCACCTGCGCCTGGAAGGGGATGCCCTGCCCCACCACGTTGCCCTCGATCGCGCGCAGGGCCTGCCGCGCGTAGTCGTTATCCCGGCACAGCTGCCGTGCCCGATCCCGCAGCTTCTGCGCGCTGCCGTAAATCTCGCTGTCGGCGCTGGTGTTGCCCGTCACCCAGTCCGATGTCAGCCGCGAGAACTTCGCGCCCTCATACATCCGCCGCCGTGTCGGCCGTGTTGGGGTCGCCTCGGGGGTGCCCCGCTGCAGCCACCCGAAGATCGCAGATCGGATGCCCATCAGAACCGCACGAACAGGTTGTGGGGGTTACCCAGGCCGTTAGCGACCATTGCGGCCGCTTGTTCCCGCTTAACCTCGGCCTTCAGCTTAGATTCCAGCGCCAGAAGGTCGGCCATCTCCATCTTCTTGAGCCGCCGGCTGCCAATCGTGTATTCGGCCACCGCGCCGCCGGAGATGATCGAGCGGATCGCCGCCTGCACCGCGTCGAGGTCTTTCTGCGCCTGGCTGCGGCCGTCGAATGCCGCCGGCTGGCCCGTGTAGTTCAGCCCAGCTTGCACCGTCAGCTGCCCGGCCCCGAGGGTCACATGCTCGCCGCTTTTCCTGGCCTCGGCCTGCCAGTACCACTGCCCTGCGTCGAAGCCCGCGCTGGTGCCCTGCGCGATCAGGAACTCCCACCCGGTCCCGTAGGCCGTGCCCACCACCGTCGCGCCTTCGTGGTTGGTGTTGGTGCGCAGGTAGTAGGTGAGCGTCCAGCTGCTATCGATCGCATTGCCGAGGTTGTCGCGGCCCGCAACGTCCCGCCAGCGGATCGTGTCGCCGGCCCTGATCTGCGCGGGGATGTTCACGGGCTCGACCCACCTGCATTTCGTCAATCGTACCCACGGATGTGGGTCCATACCTTGCCTCGCTAGGCCTGAACTCGCCCAGCCATGCCGTATTCAGCCCGAAACTCGCCTAACCCGGCCTTGTCCACCCTTGTGAGGGGGGCAGGGAGGCCGAAGCCTCCGTGCCACCGTCTGTGGCCCTTGCCCAGCCCGACCCCGCCGTGCCCCACCGCGCCTGGCCCTACCCCGCCACGCAGGAACGCGCCCAGCCCTGCCAAACCAGATCTGGACTTACACCTCGCGGATGCCAGCGCTGAACCGCCCATGCTTGGGTCGCCAGTCGCCAATGCCGACCAGCTTGCCGGCATCGGCAGCCACCTCCTCGATGTCGCGGAGGTTCAGAACGTCGGGGTCAAAGTGGGCGCTCGCCTCAAGGCTCCACCGACGAAAGATCGGCCGCGTGCGCATCACCTTGGCCATGCCCACCTTTACGCCCACAGTGTGCGTGAAGTCGCCAGAAGCGAACATCTCGCCCAGTTTGTCGTCCGTAATGGTGTCAGGCTTGCCCTCAAAGTCAAGCTGCGCATGGTCTGTGAAAAACATGCCGCACTTCACTTGTGGTCCTCGCTTTGACTTCTTTCCACCGGCAATGAACACCGCTTCTAGCACGTAATCGGGTATGACCAGCTGATCACGGAACCTGTACAGACCTGCCAGCCATTCCAAGCGTGCCATCTCCTCGTAGTCGGAGTCGGTTTTCTTGCGCTTGCTGCTGACCGCCTTCATGGCTTTCGCGTAGGCGTTCCGAGGGTCGGCGGTCTGTCCGTTGTGGCAGAGCAATGGGCTCTCGCCCGTGATTGAGATCTGAATCTGAGTCAGGTTGGACACGTTGATGTCGTGACGGAAGGGCAAGTGATGGCGCTTGCACCGTGACTGGTTGCACCTGCTTGCGGGGGTCGAGCTTGAAGCGCTGGCGGCGGACTGAGTTGGTAATGCCGTCGTGGCATTCGGAGCACAGCGTCAGCAGATCTGACAGCGGCTCGTTGCCGAATGACGGGTAGCGATAGTCCGGTGGTCCGGCATTGCGGTGGTGAACCTGAAGGGCAGGCCACCCAAGCTCGGCCAGTTGCTGCTGCGTGATGCCGCAGCCTTGGCAGGTGTGCTGGTCGTGGTTGAGGCGCTGCTGGCGCTTGGTGCGCCACTGAGATGATCGGTAGTAGTCCTCCGTTGGCATTAGGATCAAAGGCGATCGGCGCACGGTTGCCGCCTTTCGCACTCAAATCATACCACGATCAGACAATGGCGCAGGGTGTTCGGGTTCAAGTCGTGCTGTCGGCTTCAGTTGCTGAGTTGCTCAGGGCTCGAGCCTGCAGCGAACAGCGCACGGTCTCAAACCTTGCGGCTTATCTGCTCGAAGCATCACTGCGGGCTACCACTGCGTCGTAAACGAAGTTCCACGTTTTGGTTTGGTCCGCTTCTGGTCCTTGCCTTCCTGCGCATCTTGCAGGCGACGCTCGAACTGATCCCAGATGCTGCGGCGATCAAATTTCTGGTAGAGCCTGTGCAGGCCGGCGTAGCTGTACACCAGACAATCCAGCGCCTCGTTACGCGCGCTTGGTTTCTTCACCCACTCCCTCACGGGGAAGCCCTTCACGTACCGCAGCGCCTGCTTCTCGGCCGTCAGCTGCTCAAAATAGTCGCCGCCCGTCTGCGCATGGAAGTGCAGATAGCCCGGCCCGCGTTCGTTGTGCTTCAGCCGCCCGAACAGCGTGGTCTTGATCGTGTCGCCGCCCACCGGGAACACCTGCGCGCCGCGCTTCAGCGTCCGCCCCTGCGCGTTGATGTCCACCTTGCTGGCCTTGCCGAGCGGCGCCTTGCCACGCTGGCTCTGGCCCTTGATCGCGATCACGCCCACCGCCTGCCGTTCCCGCGCGTACTGGTAAACCTCAGCCGTCGCGTGGCCGCCCGAGTCGATCGCCACCACGTCGGCCCGCAGCTTGCCTCCACCCGCGTGCTCCCACTCGTGCAGCACCAGCACGTCCAGCTGCTTCCACACCTCCGGCCGGCACGGGTCGCCGAAGATCTCCTGGTGGTCGATCAGCCAGCCCTCCTCCTCGCGGCCCCACGCCCACACGCTCACCGCCAGCCGGTCACCCGCTGAGCCGCCACCACCCTGCACGTCCACGCCGATCGTCACCGCCAGCGCGCCATCAGGCAGCTGCCCCGACTGGTAGGCCTCGCAGCGCTCCAGCAGCGCATCCGCGCTCACCTTGCTGGCGAAGTCCTCCTCCCACGTCTCGGCCAGCCGCGTGTTGACAAAGCTCTTCAGCATCGGCGCGTCGGTCTTTGCCCGCAGAAAGTCGTCCACCATGTCCGCCCAGCTCAGCCAGCCCAGCGGGCTGTAGAGCCCCGACAGCTGGAAGCCCGCGGTTTTCCCATCGCTCGGGGCCGTCGCGCGCCACTCGCCCTTGCGCAACATGGCCGGCTTGTGGATCTCGGCGAACCGCTCGTGACACACCTCGCACTCGTAGGCCGCGGTGGCCGGGTCGTTCTTCTCCCACTTCAGCTGCGGCCACTTCAGCCACTGCATCGCTCCACAGCAGGGGCACGGCACATAGAACCGCCGCTGGTCGCTGCGCTCATATTCCGACTCGATCCGGCTGAAGTCCTTCACGGTCGGCGTGCTGGTCAGCAGGATTTTCCGTCGCGCGAACGTGGTGGCCCGCTTCTCCGCAAGGCTCACCGGGTCGCCCTCGCCGTCCACGTCCAGCGGGAAGGCGTCCACCTCATCGCAGAAGATGTACCGGCACGGTGTCGATCGCAGGCCGGTGGCCGAGTTGGCGCCAGTCAGCAGCATCATCCCGCCGGGGAATTCCTTCGAGAACATCGTGTTGCCCGAGTCCCTCGAGCGGCTCGGCGCGATCTTGTCAGCGAGGATCGGCGTCTCGGTGATGAGACTCTCGAGTCTCTGCTTGCTCAGTCTCTTCGCCATCTCCACGGTCGGCTGCACCAGCAGCATCGGCCCCGGCGCGTGCGCGATCACGTAGCCCAGCCAGTTGCTCCCGCTCTCGGTCTTGCCTGTCTGCGCCGCGAACATCATCACCACCCGCTGCACCGTGCTGGTGGTGCTCAGGCAGTCCATCGGCTCACGCAGGTACGGCGTCCTGTTGGTGCGCCACGGGCCCGGCTCGGCGCTTGCCTTGCTGCTCAGCCGCCGATGCTTGTCCGCCCAGTCGCTCACCGTCAGCGGGGGCTCGGGGCGCAGCCCGTCCATAAACGCCGTGCGCCACACGCTCACAGCCCTGCCTCCTGCAGCGACAGCAGCGCATCCCGGTGCTCATCGCTCAGCAGCTGGTGGATCACCGCCGGGTCGGTCTCGCCGGCCAGCTGGTGGCTCAGCCGGTCCGCCAGGTTGCTCAGCGCCTCGCGGATGCTCCGGCCCACCTGGAAGGCGTCCTTCTTCACCTCCTCGGCCGGCACCAGCTCGCGGCGCTGCTGCGCCACCTGCAGCTTGCTGAGCTCGGCCTGGTAATGCTCCCGCCGTGCCCGGCTCTCATTCAGCTCGGGAATCGCATCGTCGGGCAGCGCCTCGATCGCGCGCTTCAGCTCCACCGGGGTGCGCGGTGCCGGGGCCTCGATCGGGTCCGCCACGCTCACCTTCGCGTTGTGGGTCGCCTTGGTGTTCCGGTTCCACAGCTCCAGCGCCTGGTCGCGGTCCAGCCACCTTCTGCCATCCTTCTCCACCACCGCGGCAGCGATGCGGGATTTGCTCGCCGCCGTTACGGTTCCCTTCGCGCAGCCCTTGATCGCCGCGAACTCGCTGAAGGTGACAAGCAAGCTGTTGCAGGCCCTTACGCCACTTGAATGGTAGTGAACTATTGAACTACTGAACGGGTGGGGCGCGCTATGGCCGTTTGTCTCACGCTGGGTCCCGTTTGAGACTGCTTTTTTCTGACGCTAGCTGGAGCGCGGGGTCGCGAAACACC